TGTTGATGATCTAATAATTACAATTAAATCTGAGTCCGCAAATATTTTAAAACCATAAGCAAATTGGGTTGTACTCCCATTACCAGAGTAGGAATTCTTTACTGTAGTTGAAGATACTGTCATGTTACTTTCTCTATATTATTATTATTACTGAATATCAACATTAAAAGTATTACCATTATTTATTGTTTTTTAAAGGTATACCATACATACCTTCTAAACTTTCTTTTGCTATTTGTATAGTTCTTAAAATTAATTTATCTATAGATTCTTGTTTTTCTTGTGGGTTTAAATCTTTCATATTATGAATTTTACGAATACCATCTGTTACTTCATCTATTGTTTTTTTATTTCTCTCTAAAACAACTTGTTTTATTTTGACTTTTTCAAGTTGTTTTGCAACCCTTACAGCTTCTTTTTTATCACCAGTTTTTATTAAAAAATCAAGTGTGCTTCTAAATTTTTTAACTTTACTATATTCTTTATAAAAATCTGTAATAAACTCTGATTGTATAGATGGGTCTCTCAAATTAAATGCTCTTATACCTGGTATTTTTGTTAATGAATCTTTTGGCTTTATAGGATCATCAATAACACCAGATGTTACAAGAGCTTTATCTAAAGCCATTAACATATAGTTACCTAAACCACCAGTCCAACCTCTTATCCAATTTTCAATTATTAAAGGTGAAGCAGTATAATTTGGATTATCACCAAATAAAGCCATAATAGTTCTTGAAATTAATTTTGATGTTTCGGTTGTGTATGGATTATATTGATAAGGAGAAAGTAAATTTTTCTCCATGTAATGAGGAACTATAGGATTTCCAGTAAAAAAACTTTTGTTCATATATGTTTGTAAAGGTGGTGCTAAAATAGTTGGTGTAGGATTTAAATTTTTCATTTGATTTTTAATAAAATCTAATGCAAATTCTCTACCGTTTTTGATTGTTTCTGGGTGATCACTTGCAACATAATTTAAAAATTGTTCTGTTCCTGTACCAAAAACAACACCAAGATCAAAAGGTTTTGGTATTCTATATACTCTTGCATCTTCAGTACCCTCATCCATTACAACAACCCAATAATTATCTTTTACCCATTTAGGTTGCCTTCTATATATTTCACTATCTTTGTTTGCATACCAAAAATATAATGATGGCAAAACAATTCCTGCTGCAATGGCAGTTGCAGCTCTTCCTGGTCTATCTCTAAATGCTTCATAAATTTTTACATAACCTTGAACTCTTGCATTATAAAATGCTGAAACTTGATTTAATCCTTTCATGTAGTAACCCATTTTTGCATAATCTATTGTTACATCTCTTGTTTCAAATCCAGCTCTTTCAGCTCTTTCTCTTCCTTTTAATCCTTCTCTTCCAGCTTTTTTATAAGCAAGTTGAAACTCACCAAGACGAGTTATGTTCTCACCAATTTCTGACAATGTTCTTAAAATTTCTAATGGATTTTTTATTTGGTTTCTAATTGTTCTTCCTGTTAATTGATCATAAACAGGTTTATCAAAAATATTTCTATCAAGAGAAATTAAAGTTGATTGCATACCACCAGATTTTTCCCACAGGTCAAATAATTTTTTTGCATTTCTATTTAAACCAGTTTTTGCTGCTGCCATAAGATAAGCACCTTTTAATGTATTCCATCCTGGTACAAAACCAGATTTAGAAAATATTGGTGCTAGCACAGTATCTCTTGCTATGTTAGAAAATACAAAGTCTGGAGATGTAGTTGCACCAGCTCTTAATGTTCTAGCAGGTAAACCTAAAACTTTTGTTACAGCACCCATTTCAGATGGAGTAAATTCTGATAATGCTTGTGATAAATCTCTTCCTACTTCCCATGTTTCTAACTTACCTTTTCTAAAAACTTGAACAGTATTTGAATCTGATCTCATAAATTCTTTTGTAAAAACATTAAGATTTAAAATACCTGAATTAGAAACTTTTGATGGGTCATCTAAAATTTGTTCTAATTTTGATCTTTCTACTTTAAGTTCAGTTCTTTGTGAAAGTTTATTTATATCGGGAAAACTATCTTTATTTTTTTCTATAAAATCAAAAAATTTATTTAAAGAATTATTTCTTTCTGCAAGTTTTACTATTCTAAAAGTATTACTGTATATAGTTTCTATTGGATCAAATAATGCAGCTTCACCACCTTTAACTCTTTTAAATGGGTTTTGTACAACTTTTGTATAACCTGTTTCTTTATTTATAGGATCCATTACTTCTAAAATTCTTGCAAAAGGAACATAACTTTTATTAGCTTCAATCATTGCATCAAAAGCTCCTTTATCAATCAAACCAAGATCTCTTGCATACTCTAATAATTGTCTTTGATAAATATCAATTTCTTTTGCAATTTTATCATATTTTGGTTTTAATTCTTTTATAACTTCTTTTGCTTCTTTTAATTTAAAACCAGATGCTAAACCTCTTTCATTATATTCTATTACTCTTCTTGCTATTAAATACGCAGACAATTCTGAATATTGTTTTCTTAAAGTTTTTTCGTTTGCTTTTTTTCCTTTAACTATATTTTCTTTTCCTAAAAAACCTTTTTGAATTTCACCTTTTAAATTTTGTAATTTTAATGGTTGTAAAATATCATTAAAACTTTTTCCTATTACTTCTAAATCTTTAGCTCTAATCATTCCTTTATTTATTATAGAACCTGCACGATTAGTCATACCTACAAGAACTCTAAATGTTTCATAAACATTAAGTTTTCCAACTGTGTTTTTAACATCTTCAACTCTTTGAACAATCCTTCTTAAAGGATGAAGTCTATCAATAAATAATCTTGTAAATAAATCTTTTACCTCTGCTTTGTCTTTTGGTTTTTCAAATTTTACTTGATTTAAAAATTTTGTAACAACTCCAGACATATCTAAACCTTTTGTAAAATCAGCATCAACTTTTACTTTTTGACCAGTTTGTTTTTCAACAAGTTTAGCCATTGTTCTTGGAATTTCTAAATTTATACTAGACATATCTTGTTTTACATTTTCATCTAATTTATATAAAGTTGATAGATCAACAGCATCATAAGGAGTTTTTTTAATTATACTTTTTGCTTTAGCTGCTCCTCTTGATGCTAATCCAAAACTACCAAATAATATAACTGAATCTGTTAATTGTTCCGCACTTGGAAGTTTTTTTTCAATTAAAGCTCCCATTCCTTCAAAACCTGTAACTTGCAATAATGTAGATGGTAAAAATTTATTTGATAATCTACCAAATCTTGAAGCTGTAGATAATTGTAATCCTTCTTTAAAACCAGCTTTAATACCATACTTTCTGTAAGCATCCCAAAATTCACCCCAAGTTCCAACTTGTTCTTTTTCTCTCATTGTTAAAAAAGTTTCTCTAATAGATCCTACACCATAACCTGCACCAAAAATTGAATAAGGTTTTGTTGCATAACCAATACCTATATATAATGGAAGGTCTTTTACAATCCTACTTGCATTAGTAATATTTCTTTCTAAAAAACCAGTATCTTCAAATTCTAAATTAAAATATTTTTCTGATTGATCTGTGCCATCAATATTAGGAATATTATATTGACTTTGAATTAAATCAACAACTCCTGTATTCCAGCCAGCTTTTATTCTTTCTCCTATTTCATTAAATCCTTTACCAACAGCTTTTTCATAAAGAGATCTATCATCTCTTTCTTCAGCTTCTTTTATTGTTGCATAAACATCTTTTAAATTTTCTTTATTTAAACCTATGTAAGAATCATATACTACTCCAAAATTAGAAGTATCAATAGGTTTTACACCAAACTCTCCTAATATTTCATCGTCAGCAAAACCAGCATTTTGCATAATTGTTATTTGTTCTTGTTTATAATTTTCAATTTCACTTGGATTAAATCCAGCATCTTTCATTAATTGAATATCGTTTTGTATTTCACTCATTATTGATTAGTTCTTTTTTTATAATCTGAAAATGTTTCTCCAGGTAATCTTTTAGGCACATTTTTTTCTTTTTTTACTTTATCCATCATACTTTTAAAAACATCATTTTTGTCAACTGTGTAACTTAAATAATCTTTAGCAATATAATTTTTATTAGTAGGATCTATTAACTCAATAGGTTTTAATCCTTTTGTTATACCTTCTTGGTATCTGTCATACATATCTCTTTTAAAAACATTTAATGATTTATTATATGTAACATTATCAATTAATCTTACAGAATCAGATGCAATTAAATTTCTTGTTTGTTCTAAAAAAGAATAAAAAGGTGAAAATTGTTTTTCAAATAGTTTTGGATTTGTACTTTGTTCTTTTATTATATTAGAATAAAATCTAATATCTTCAACATCAGTTCCTTTATTAAATCTTTCTACAATTGAAGATGGTTCAGTTTCTCCAGGTAAAGTAAATTTATCTGTAATTCTATTAATTTTATCTGTTGCTATAAGACCTACTATGTTTCTATTTAAATCTGCATCAGACATAGCAACTATTTTATTTGTATTGTTGTCTTGTATTTTAGTATTAAGATCAGTAAATTGTTCTAATGGAATAGAATTTTGTGAAAAAATTTCATTTAATTTTGTTTGACTGATACCAGAATCAGGTTTTACTTCTATCATAACATCATTATAAAGTGTATTATCATCAAGTTTTTGAACAGCATCTTGTGCTTGAATTTCAAATAATAATTCATTTCTTTTTTCTCTAGCTTTTTTTGCAGCAAAAGATCTAAATTCTCTTTTTTCTGTATTAGATAATGAATTATAAATATTTTGTAAATTTTCATCACCTGCAAAATTTCCATTTATTGTTTGTTTTGTAATATCTTTTAAAGCACTTGGAGCAATATCACCAACACCCACCAAAGATATTGTGTTAGTTAATGTTTGAAATTTTTGATCTTTAATTGCTACATCTGCTTTTTGTGAAAGATCTATAATATCTTTTGACTCTAATACATTGTATACTCCATCTTGTAATTGTTTTTTTAGTAAAGCTGGTTGAGTTAATAACATTCTATTTGCTACTGAAATAGATCCAAACTGTTGATACTTTAATTTAACTTCTTTTTTTAATTGTGGTTGATCATTGTAATATGGATTAGAATCTAATCTTTGATCTATTGATTCATATATTTCTTTTAATCCAGAACCATTAACTTTTTGAGAAAGAGCAAGAGTTTTTTGTGTTATAAAATCACTATCAATGTCAGATGATTCTTTAAATTGAGTTTTTCTTGATTCTAATAAAGCATTAGATTTTAACTGTGCTGCTGAACCATAAAATTTAGATTTAAAAATTTGTTTACCAAAACGAGATAAATTTTGACCTTTGGTAGATGACATAAAATTATATAGTTTATCTACACCTTGATCATAAATACTAGAAGCATCTGAAGGATTGCCATTCTTTCCTGTCTCACTTGAAAGAGTTAAAAAACCATTTGGTCCATTTTCATTATCTTTATAAGAGTCAGCTATAATTTTATCTACTTTATTATTTTCTTCTAACTTTCTCTCTTTAATATATTCTTTTTGAACAAAATCAGATACAGGTTGTAAAGCATCACCAACAGTTTGTGATAAAGGAATTTGCAAATTAGTGGTAACACTTGGTCCTTGAGATGTTATTGTTGATTCAGATGTAAATGTAGGTATTTTTGGCATTATCTGTTCCTTGATCTGTTAGAAGATTTAGACCTTACTCTTAAATTACTTCTACTATTGTTTCTAGGATTTCTATCTTTATGATCTATATCTTTACCCAATATACTATTACCAAGTTTTTTTTTCATAATTCTTCTTGCACCATTTCTACTGGCTCTATTCTTTTTTTGTTTTGGTTTAGAGTGGTAGTTTTTATATTCTGATTTATAATTTCTCATTATGTGTATTGACTCATAGTTAATAGACTTGTACCAGTAGACGCAAGTGTTCCAAGTTGTGCAAGTTTAGCTTGTTGTCTAGCAACTTCACCAGATATTCTAGCAAAGTTTGCTTCTTCGAATTTTCTACTTTTACCTATTTCAGTATTATATCTAGCAATATCCTTTTCAACTTCAGCTTCATATAAATTTGATAATGCTATATTTCTAGCTGTTCCAGAATATTCTGCACCAGATTTTAAAGTTTGAACTACTTGACTTCCTTGTAATTTTGCAAATTTTTTATCAAATTGAGCAAGTTCTAAATTTAATTTATTATCTAATATTTCTGCTTCTTGTTCTTTTACTAAAGCATTACGATTAGCAATACCTTGATTGTATTTACCAATAGCACCTTGTTGTTGATATTTTGCTGCACCTAATGCTCCTACTACTGCTGCCTGCCAACCCATTAGAATAACCTCGCATACATATATTGGTCTGAGCCATCAAATCCCCACTTTCTCATCAGACCTTCTTTTTCTAAACCTAACCACTCTGCAAATCTTAAACCTTCTTTAAAATCTTTTCTGATTGCAGATTGAACTCTAGTAATATTATTTTCTTTAGCAACTCTTGCAAAATCTTTTTTAATTGCTTTAGCAACACTAAGTGGATGTTTCCACATCTCGCTTGTTGCAATTACCCAAC